GCCCTCCTCGGGCGACGCGAAGACCTCGGCGGCCGCGCCGACGATCGTCGCGTCCTGCGTCACCGGCTGCTTCCGCCCGGAGTAGAGCTCCGCGATGACGAAATCGACCACCGCGTTCTGCGTGCCGCGGTCGATCACGGTGTTCACGTAGCGCTCCTGAGGGCGGTAGATGTCGATGATCACGACCTTGTTGTCGTCGGTGTCGGCAACCGACTGCGACGAGCCGGCCAGGTCCGACTGGCCCGAGCCGTCCGCCGTCGACTGCTGCGCCTTCACGGAGGTGACGGCGCCCGCCGTGATGGCGCCGAAGCCGACGAGGAACCGGACACCGTCGAAGCCGAGGGTGTCCACGGACTCGGAGGTCAGGTCGGTGGTGTTGGCGGCGCCGGCGTAATTCGTGCCGTCGACCTTCACCCGCTTCGTCACCACGCGTTCGGTGAGGCTGTGCATGTTCTCCTCGCTCCTCTTCTCGCTCGCCTTACGCGGCGAGCTTCATGCGGGCGAAGGCCTCGGCCAGGACGGGCATGCCGTCGAGCTCGGCGCGGCCGATGAAGCCCGTCTTGTTGGTCTCGGCGTACAGCTCGGCCAGCCGCTGGATGGTCATGTCCAGGGCCACGGCGAACGTGTAGCCGGCCTTGAAGTCGCCGAAGATGCCGACGTACTTGCTGGCGGTGAAGGTGTTCGGCGCGTACTCCGACACCTTGAAGGTCGTGTCGATGATGCGGTCCGGCTGGCCGGCCTGCAGGCCCGGCTGCCAGAGGTACTGGCCGTTGCCGTCCTTCAGCTTGCGGATCTGCTTCACCGCGTCGCGGTGGAAGATCGCCGTGAGCCGGGGCCAGTACGCTGCCTTGATCGAGTACTTCGCCTCGAACAGGTTGTCGGCGCCGATCGCCGTCGCGGTGTTCCCGGTGGTCACGTCGCGCGACGTCGGGATGCCGTCGTTCGACGCCGTGAAGACGCCGAGCGGCTTCTGCATGCCGTCGCCGGTGAGCGCGGCCTTCTCGATGGCGATGCCGAACTTGTAGGCGAGCCGCGCGTTGACCAGCGCCTCGGCGCCGCCCGCGGTGCGGCGCAGCAGTGTGTTGGACACGAGCACCCGCTTCGCCAGCGGATGCGGCCGCAGCTCGCGCTTGCCGACCGCCAGGTCGCCCTGGCTGCCGGTCTTGAGCTCGACCGTCCAGTCCGGGTCGTCGGGGTCGGTGTCGAGCGTGCCGATCCCGAGGCTCTCCGCCTGGGTCAGCCGCTCGACGTTCGCCAGGCTGAGCATGAACGTCTCGTCGTCCACGCTCTTGATGAGCCCCTGGGCCATCTGCTGCGGCATGACGAGGGCGCCGGCCTTGGCGAAAAGGCCGACCTGCAGCGTCTCCGCGCGCCGCTCGATCTGGGTCCGGACGTCCCGGACGTCCATCTCGCCGCGCAGGTAGGCGTCCACGGCGCTGCGGTACTCGTCGGTCACGAGCACGTTGCGCCGCTCGGTGCCGCCGCTGCCGGCCGGGGCGGGGCGGGCGCCGCTGTCCGTGGTCTGGGCCAGGGCGGCCTCGGCCGCGCGCAGGCGCTCGGACCGCTGCTCCTCGGCCTGGATCTCCTTGCCGAGCTTCTCCTGCTCCTCGGCGATCAGGTCGAACTTCGCGGACTCCTCGGCGGTCATGGACCGCTTCTCGGCATCCGCCGCGCGCTGCACCGCGCGCATCTGCTCGACCAGCTGGCCGCGCTTCTGTCGCTTCTCCGTGAGCGTCATGCCGCTCCTCCGTGTGCGGCGCCGGAGGAGGGCGGGCCTCTGAAAGGCCGAAGGCGCGCAGCCCCTCCGGCGCCAAGAAAATCGCTCTTGGCACCAGGGAGCCCGCGCGCCTTCATCGGAAGGTGCGGCCAGCTCGGGGGTGCTGCTACCGGATGCTCATCGGAGCCCAGCCGCCTTGCGGCGCAGCAGCACGACCGTTACGTGTCCAGTGTACGGGCGCCGTCAAGCCCCCAGCGGCCCACCACCGAGCGACACCTCGGCCTCGGCCACCTGCAGCCGGCGCCGGCGCTCGAGGTCTTGGCCGTGCTCGCTCCGGTAGACCTGCTCGACGTCGGCCGGATCGCCCAGCGTCGGCTTGCCGTCCTTGCCCCAGGTCACCGGGTAGTTGCTGAACTTGTGCCCGCGCTGCACCACCACGGACGCGGCGAACGTGGCCACGATCATCCACCCCGGGTCGTCCCACGGACTGCCGAGCAGCTCGCGCAGCGCCTGGCGCAGCGCGGCGTACATCTCCTCGAAGGACATCTCGCCGGCCGCGTTCTTGGCGCGCGTCTCCCACTCCTGGAGGGACCGGAGCGCGACCTCGGTGTCCGGGTACGCCGGCGCCGCCACCGGCGACACGTCGACCAGGCGCCGGACCTCGCGCAGCGTGCGCACGAGCTCGCCGCCCTCGCGGTGCCAGACGTCGCCGCCCGCCGCCGTGAGGAAGCCGAACGACATGCCGGTGATGTCCCGGCGCTCGATCAGCACCTGCAGGTCGCGCGCTGCCTGAGTGTCGGGGAGGTCCAGCTCGAAGGCGAGACCCTGCTCGTCCTCGTGCAGCCGCAGCGTGCCGCTCGAGCGCCGGCCGAGCACCGTCCGCATGTCGTGCTCGAGCAGGGCCAGCACGTCGTCACCGCTGGCGAGCGCGGACCGGAACGCGCCCGGCGCGATCCGCTCGCGGAACTTCCCCCCGATGAGGTTGCTCAGGCTGTTGAACCGGGCGGCGTAGCCGGCGAGCTTCGTCGGGGCGCCGCCCTCGCCCTTGCTGAGCCGGAACTCCACGACGGAGCGTCGCTCGGGCTTCTCCATGTCGGTCCTCCGCATCAGGCGCGCGACGGCGCCAGGGTTTCGATGGCGTGCGCGACCTCGCGCTCGCCCAGGTCATGAGCCCGCTTCTCCATCCAGAGCCTGGTCAGCCGCTCCACCGCCTCGACCGGGCTCGTGGGTTCGGCCCGGACAGCGGCGGACAGCTCCTGCAGGGAGCGACGCGTGTAGCGCGCGGCGGCCGTGTCGACGTAGGTGTCCGCGGCAGCGGCTCCGACGCCCAGCAGCCCGGCGAGCGCGCGCGCAGCGGGCCGGAGGGCCTCACGCACGGCGGCCGCGTGGCCCTCGTAGAACGTGGCCGCGGCCGCGTCCAGTGCCGCGAGGCCCTCACCCTTCTTGGCGGCCTTGCCGAGCGCCGTCGCCTCGCGGTTCACGACGGACCGGAAGGCCGCCTCGAACACGGGTCGCATGGCGGCGGCCACGAGGTGGCGGTCGGCACGCGCCGGCGGGTCCTCGTCCTCCTCGTCCGCCTCGTCCTCGTCGTCGGGCGCGGGCGCGCCGCCCGCAGCGCCGGGCTTTGCCGGAGCCGTCGGCTGGAAACCGTTGCCGACGCTGCCCATGATCTGCTCGGCCTGGTCCTTCGACAGGTTGAAGAGGACCATCAGCTGGCCGATGCCCGCATCGCGCGGAAGCTCGCCCACTGCGACCGACTTCACGATGGCGGTCGCGGCCACCACCTGAGCGCCGTTGAGCACGAGCTCCGGCAGGACCTCCGCGTCCTGCGCCGCGGCCGGAGGCGCGCCCGCATCAGGAGCGGCGGCGGGCTTCGACTCGCCGGACGCAGCCGGCTTCTCGGCGGCCGCCTTCTTCACGAGCACGTCGAGCTTGTCCGCCGGCCACATGTTCTGGGGGATGAGGTAGACCTTCCCCTGGCCGTCCGGCAGCGGGTTCATGTTGAGCTTCTCGCGCACGTCGTCGGTCGAGAGCCATCCCCACTGGCGGCCGATCGCGAAGGCCTCGAACTGCGTCTTCGTGTCGCCGCGCAGGAGGGCCTCGAGCTTGAACTCGGCGTAGTGCGTGCGCCGCTCCTCCGGCGTCAGCAGCTGGTGGCGGATCGCGCGCTCCCACCGGACGGCCCACGGCCGGATCGTCGAGACGACGTGGTCGATGCTCTCGTGCTCGATGTTCGAGAACGTCGCGTCCTCGAGGTCGCCGACCTTGTGTGGCTTGACGCGGTGGATCCGCGCGCCCTCCCGAAGCTGGAACTTCCGGCTCTCGAGGAACTGCGCGTGATCGTTCTGGAGGGTCGTCGCCTTCCAGGTCATCCCCTCCTCGAGGATCGCCACGCGGTGCGCGTTCTCGATCCCCTTGTGCCTCGCCTCCCATGCCGCCTTGAGCCGCGCGTACGCGACGTCGCCGAGCTTGTCGGGGTGCTCGATCACGCCACCGGGCGCGGCGCCGTTGCCGAAGAACTTCGCCCCGTGGCGCTCGAGCGCGATCGTCAGGCCGATCGCCTCGCGATACTGCTCGGCGGGGTTCAACCCGCTGACGCCGTCGAGGGAGATCCCGTTGAGCCGGAAGATCCGCTCGCGCGTGAGGAAGTAGAAGTCGCGCCCGTCGGCGGTGCGCTGGCCCGCGGGCAGCTTCACATGGAAGACGAGCTCGGCGGGCGCGTCACCCTCCTGCACCCGCATGGGCGTGACGCGCTCGGGCGGGACCTGCCAGAGAGCCGTCACCTTGCCCGCGCCGTTGCGGACGATCTCGGCGTACCCACGACCACGGCCGGCGGACCACGCCGTGACGGTCTCGATCAGCGCGCCTGCGTCCGTCTCGTCGTTCGCGACGTCGTGGAGGATCGGGTACAGGTGATGGTCGGGGTCCGGCTCGCGGCCGCCGTCGGCGAGCCGCCGGTAGATGAAGCAGGGCAGGCTGCCCAGGTCCTCCGCGATGACCCGCACGCCGGGCCCGAACGCCGTCGACTCCATCGCGATCGCCGGCGTGACCGTGACCCCGGCGCCGCTCGTGCCACCGCCGAAGAGCATCTGCAGCCATTCGGTCGGGTTCTCCAGGAACGCCCGCTCGAGGCCGCGGCTGCGCAGCTCCGGCGGGCGGCGCTCGCCCACGGCGGGCACGGGTCCGTCGAAGAGCGAGACGCTCATACCCATCGCAGCACGTCCTCCTCGCCGGCTTCGGCGCGCTGGTTGTAGACGCTGTCCTGCGGACCGACCCCGAGCGCGAGCGCATCGCGCCGCGCCTGCCACGACAGCACTGCAGCCCACGCCCCGTTGATCGGCACGGGTGCGTCGGCGGACTCCTTCTGGATCGTCCACGCCGGGTCCTCGTCGTGGGCGACCTGCAGCGCGCGCTTGCACGCGGCGCCGATATGCCGCGCCAGCCGGGCGGATCCGTCGTGCGTCACCTCGCGGTCGGCGATCGCCTGCGCGAAGGCCTGGCAGGCGCGCGCGGGGCGGAGCCACTGCCCGGTGTCGTGCCACGCCACCACGCGCGGTTTGTCGTCCTCGTCCCGGTACCGGCCCGCCCACTTGTCGATCGCGCCCTGCCAGCTGTGATCGCGCGCGTTCAGGCGCCAGACGTCCCACCGCTTGAACGCGTCCGCGACCGCGGCGTCGAGCTCGGCCTCCGAGACCTCCCAGCCGGGCTGGGCCGGCGTCGGCGCCTCCCAGCTGGCGAGCTCCCACTGGTAGCCGGTGGAGATCTCCGTGCCGACGAGGACCGTCGCGTTCTTCCGCCGCACACCGGAGAACCCGAGCGTGATGAGGGCGCCCGCCGGCACCTCGTAGTCGCGGCGGACGAGCTGCTCCCAGCGCGCTGCATCGAAGGCGCGGTTCGAGCCCTGTCGAATGCGGTTGAACCACACGCGGTCGAGGAAGACGACGTCGGCCGACGGGTCATCGAACTGCGCGACGATCGCGTCGACGTTCGACCACGACGCGGCAGGCCCGCGCGCCTCGATCGCAGCGGCGCGTCGCCCCTCCACCGTCGTCACGTCGAGGTCGTTGCTGGCCTGGCGGTGGAAGTAGAAGAGTTTCGGGTCGTGGATGAGACCGGCGTGGACCTTCTCCGCGTAGGCCCGCGCCTTCTCGGCGACGCTGCCCTGGCCGGGCTCGTAGGCCGTCGTCGTCTCGAGGGCCCAGGCGTCGGCCTCCTTCCGCTTCGGGAGGTTCGCTGACATCGTGCGGTGGGCCTGCACCAGCCGCGGCGAGCGCCAGTGGTGCGTCTCGTCCGCGACCTGGAATGTGGTCAGCGCGCCGTCTCGGGCGTCGGGCGCGGCGGCCAGCAGCACCGCCTTGCCGTGGCCGTTGCGCCGCATGACGCGCTCGAGGCCGGCGTCGAACTCCTCGCCGATCGAGCAGCGCTCGAGGATGGCGAGCAGCACGGCAAAGCCGAGGTCGGAGCTCTGCTCCTCGGTGAGCGCGACGACGGGAATGTACGGCGACGCGACCGGCCCGCCGACGGGCAGGCGCTCCCCGCGCTCCACCGTCCAGTCGATCGTGCGCACCGGCGCCGACGGCGA